ATAGTTCACACGCCCCTCCACTACAGGCCAGCTCCTGAGAGCTTGTAGTGCTGTCTGTCTCCTCTTCTAAGTCCAGCCATGGGACTGGGCCATTGGCCTCGTTAACGGCGCTACGGGCCGTATACTCCTCGTAACGGATAGGTTGATAAGGTGCTTGTTGGTACACACTATCATCGTATGGGAAGAACGAGACACCTGACATGATGTCGAAGTTCTCATATACCCATGCCCCTACCTTAATCCACTCATCCTCCTTCACATAGATACTCACACTGGGCTTGTGTTCGCACCAGTGCTTGTTGTATATGCTCCACAGCTCCAGCTGGGCAATAGGGTCGATGTCCTCTACTGTAACAGAGGACTCGGGGGCTCGTATGGGCCACTCGAAGACCATGTTATTGGGGTTGGTGACATCCACACTGTGTGGTACACCATGTTGGATGAGCAGGTCGGTGAGTGGATCTTTAATGTCTTGACGTGTTGTTCTAACATATTGTCTAGCATACCGGGGATGAATTCCTGAGGCACAATCCACCAGTTGGCTAACTGTTCCACTAGGTTTGACACAGGTGATAGCTGCGCTGGGTTCGATGCCCAGTTTCTTGGCCCACTTCTTATTCGTAGCGATAGCATGATCCTTTAACTCCTCTAGTCTAGCTGCTAATGAGCCCACTGAATTGGGCACACCATCAATAGTAATCAGATCATCATCTAGGTACAGCAGGGGACAGTCCATTATACCAGTCAAGCTTACACCTAGTAAGCGTTCCTCTTCACAGTTCTGTTGCCATCTCTTACCTAGGTAGCGGAAGTTAGTCAACGTAGACTGTATCGTACCAAGGATAGTAGCTAACTCTACCTTTCGCTTAAGGTCAGCCATATCGTCAGTTGGTCGGCAAACAGCTTCGCTGAGGTTGCAGAATTGTCTCGACCTGAGGATGATTTCGGAGCAGGGATTGCATCCCCACTCATGGGACGGATCTCTCCTCTCTGGCATATTACTTGCAGCCGCAGGTCTGGAGAAAATGCCCCTTTCCCCTGACTTGGATTCGATAAGGGCAACCCACTCTTTAAGAAACAGTCCAAGATCAGGGGTTTCCGTGTAGCAGACTGAGTTGTTAGCGAGTGCTCTATGAGGAGCTGGGATATACCATTGCCCTGACTTAGCACCACGGAGCCTATCAGAAGTTGCGTTCCCAAGACTAATAAGAGCGCTCCTCCTAACCCCGCCCGCCACAATGATCTCCGCGATCTTGCAGATAAGGTCGTGTACTTCCAGTTCATGCAGTTTCCTTCCTTGTGCTTGTTTGAATAGGTTTATTGTATAGGTACAAAGGTTCTGTAGTGGCTCGGGGCCACTAGCTCTACCCCCAAATGTCCGTAGTATCTCTCCGCTTGCTCTGACATTACTAAAGTCGAGGCTAGGTACGAGTCCGTCATAGAGTAGCGATATGAGCTTCCGATAGGATGTAGCCCAACCGATGCGGGAGTCTGCGACATGAAGTGTCGTTGTACCGTCATCGAAGAACTCCTCTGCAATGGTTGGCAGCTTATCAATAACGTGTCGTTCCACGCTAAATCCAACACCAGTCCCACACATGAGTATGTACATGATCTCATCAAACACTCTCCTATCATCAACTGCTACGTAGGCACAATTGTACCCAGCTACATTGTCCCTATCTAGGGCTGGGCCTGCTGTCATAAGAGCTCTCATGCTAGGCATGACCTCTAGGTTTAGGATAGCTTTGCGCAGCTTGTTGTAGGTGGTCTTGTCTATGTTCTCAATGCCAACTACATTGACCATGTACCTCTCTACAGTCTCCTCCCAAGACTCCCGCCTATTCTCCTCTGGGAGATAGCGGGCATACTTGGATTGATGTATGTATTTTTGGTAGTCATTCATCAGTCTAAGAACTCCTTTGTTATGTACTCATTGACAACGTTCTCGAAGGCTTCTATAATCTCCTCCGAGGTAAGGCCGAGGTCAGACACCAGTACGTCTGGGTCTAACTCTGCCATCTTTTCTAAGTAGTAATCATAGTTCATTAGCTTGACCTCGTGAGTACGTTCTGGCTTGTGGTTCGGGATTGCTTACGTGATCGGAGTGGTGTTCCACACTTCTTACATGAGAATCTGTCATAGCTTGCCGTCTTTGTGTTGTGTTGCGTACCCTTCTTAACCAAATCCCTGCTGCCACAGTTCGTGCAGGTGGGGGACTTGGGATCTTCGACGTACATTCCGACGTTAGGGTGGCCTTTGATCCACGGTAACAACCTCTTGTACAACTTAGGCAACAAGCGTACATCCTGCTTGTTATACCTTTCCATAACCTTCCAATCATTTACGTTACCTTCCATGCAACCGTACCATAGTTCTATGCCAGCATGTTGTACCTTGTTACCCAACCCTAGTGCTCTACATACCCAGTCCAGCTTGTTAGAGGCGAACTTAAAGTTCTGCCGTACTGCACTAAGCAGGTCTATCTGGTGGTAGCTACTAGGTGGTGGCAGGTCTGCTAGTAAGAACTCTCTATTGAGATGCTTCATGTCGAAGCTCTTACCATTGTAATGTACCACTGCGTCAGCCTCGTCAACGAGATCCCACATGTCTTGGATACATTCCTTATCCTTAATTGACCGGAAGATAATATCCCGATCCCCTTCCCATTTGGCAGCCCAACACAGAACCTTAGTAGGTTCCTTGATCTGTCCAATGGGTATGTACTTAGGGAATAGATTCCAGAACGTCCCACTATGGGGCGTAGTCTCTATGTCCAAGTACAGTATCTTCATCTTATGTAGTGGTCTAGCCATGTAACCATTCCTTCAGTGGGGAACCAATTGCAAACTCAATGTCGTGCGACATGCACCAGTCTGAGTAGTACGTGTTACTGTTCTTATGTATCTTGTTGTCTCGCATGAATAGCATTACGATGCGTAGTTCAGGGTGTGCCTCTCTCACTGCGATGTGCTTACGCCTATCCGCAGCTGTGAACCTACCCTTTGTTTCAATAATGACACCATTGTCCAAGAAGAAGTCCGGGGTATACCAGCCTGTTCTAATAAGGTCTGTAGAGCCGCAGTCTCCGCATCGTGCCATATTCTTACGCAACATCTCGTCGTACTCATAGGAGTACGTTTCGTACGTAAACTTAACTCCAGCATCTTGTAACTCCTTTGCAATACGATCCTCAAACTTGGATCGTCTGCCGCTAGCTAGTGCTTTCTTCCTTGCCATACTCCCACTCCTTTAGAAGTTCAAGGTAATGTATCGCCTTGTCTATATCCTTGACACCATGCTTACGGTGGTGTCTACAGATGTACTTGATTGCATTGCCCTCACACCAAGTGAGGCCATTCCTATAGATAAACTCACTGGGCTGTATAGCACAGTCCTTGTAGTGTGTTCCACCTACCTGTACATCACTGGCTGCCATGCCATTGAATCGCTCTACTTCACCAGCTTGTAGTCCTCGTGAACTAGAACGTTTACCACTGTATTCACTCATCAGTAACCTCCTGTAGTGCTTCCTTCAGTGCTATCCATGTATCATGGTATCTCTCTTCCTCATAGGCTATCGCCGCAGCTCTTACAGCCTCAAGCTCGACAATGCGCTGGCCTCGATCAATGTATGCTTGATGTAAGGCAGTGCGGTCATCGTATAGGTCAAGCTCATCTACCCTAGCTTGCAGGCGATCAACCTCTCCGATTGCATTACCAAGAGACTCCTCTAGTCCCTTGATATGCTGTTCTTGTAGCTGACAGACTGACTGATGCTCGGCGTTATATGCCCCAAGCTGTTCGATCCTAGCAATGGCTTCTTCCTCAATAGAGTCTTCTTGTTGGCTCTGCATACGCAGTCTTTCAATCAGGTCATTCATCTTTGTTCTCCAGTGCTGCCCAACCACAATTACAAGGTGAAACGACATGTGACCAGATGTAGAAAATCGCGCAACTACTGGTGTGACCGCCGTATTTATTTAACGCACCCTCAAGCTCGGCAATGCGGTCTTGATAGCCACAACATTGAACGCACTCGGTGTCGTATTCCTCACTCATTGTTGTTCTCCAGTGCTTCTAGCAGTTCGATGATGTCAGTAGATGACAGGCTTGGTTCTTCGCTACACCAGATACGTAATTTATTTAGAGCAGCCTCAAGCTCATCTACCCGAGCTTGCAGGCGCTCGATCTCCTCTGCCAGCGCATAAATACCGGCCAGAGTCCGGGCATTTCGATTGACCGCCGTACGCCAAGCGTGGATCGAAGCCAGCTCATCAATAATTGCTTGCATATCAATTCTTAGGTCACTCATCACATCCCTCCACGGTATAGTTTTTAAGCACTATCCGTGCCGCCAGCTGCAACTCTACCCAGTTACGTACATCCTCTGGGTGACTACCAACACAGTCACTATTGATAATCTCCTTCATCTCATCTATTATGATAGCATCTATATCAATACATATGTACTGGTCTATTCTAACTGGTTCACTCATTACTATCTCCTGTTATCTCGGGACACCTAGGTTCCCGTTGCACATCAGTGAACCACACTGGTGCATGGTTGTAAGCGAATCCTCTAAGTCCCTTGCCACCGTTGCTATCCTTCCAGCATCGTACCTTGTAAGGACAGTAGGAGCAGGGCATAGACAAGCTCATGTTACCTGATTTACCGTAGGGTTGTGGGCTATAGAACTGAGCCACGTCCTCCTCTTGCTGGTCCACTGCATATATGATACGTCTTGCCTTGAGTTCCAGTTCCGCACGGTCTGGAACATCAGCCTTCGTATATGATATGTGTCCATTCTGTTTGTCGATCCATATAAATCCAACATCCACTGAGCTGGGAGACAGGTCGTTAAACGCCCGATAAAACCCCAGCTGCTCAAGGTATCCGAACGAGTCGTTCGTAGCATCAATGCCATCTTTGTACCTCTTATATCCAAAGCTAGATGTTGACTTAACATCTATCAATACACCATCAACGATCCCATCTATACGCCCACTGATTGTCCAGTCGTCAAGCTGTGTCTCTACTCTGGCTTGTGCCTCTTCCACTGTGTGACCAGCTGACTCTGCGAAGTAGAGGACAGCTTCTTCAAGTATGTTCCCATAAAGGAACTTGAACTTAGTACTACCTGTTAGTCCTTCACCAGCCTCGGGCATGTTAAAGTTATACCAATGCTGTCGAAGGCATCGTTTTCCCAAGTCACTAGCCCATAGCTTGCCTTTCTCACGAGGCTTGTTTCTTTCATCTGTAGCCTTATCAAGCTCCCCTCCAATTCGCTTTGCATACGCAGCGACCAGTTCGGAGTCCGATTCGTGGTGCGTAGAGCTATCGAGCAGCTCATATATATCCTCTCCTATCTTATCAATGGTCTTCATTGATTACATTTCCTTGTACACACATGCCTCTATGATCATCAGCGGCATCAGTCCATTCAGACAAGGCCGCTGTACAAGCGGCCTCGTCGTTGAACAGACCGATAGATCCGCTACCATGTTGCCCTAGTAGCCAGATTATCAGTACCCATTTCATTTAGCTTACTCCTACTTGATCCCAACGATGTGCGTTGTAGATAGAGCGTACAACAGGGGTTGTTACTTCTTCTTTCTCGAACCCTTCACCTGTCTGTACTACGTTCTCCACTATGAGGAGAGCGTTGTTAGGGGTGAGCTGCGCATCATAGTCACCTTCATACACATGCCCATCATCTTCATCCTTCAATAGTACAATTACTTTAGCCATTTGCTACCATCTCCTGTGTTCCAATTGATGCTTGCATTTGCATAATGTCCTGCCCTGACCCGAAGTCAGCTACTAGCAGGGCGATCTCTAACAACTTACGTAAGTACTCCTGCTCATTACTAGGCTGGAACAATTCAGCTTCCATAAGCTGATTGATTACTTCCACTGCTCGGTTCATTGAAGATTGACGGATGATACTCATCTGTCCATCAGTCGGGTCAATGGGGAACTTACTCTTAGCTCCACCTTTCCAACCACCACCACCTGAACCACCACCAAAGTTACCTTTGACTGGTGTCGGTTGTGAAGTAAGCTGGGCTACTGGTGGCATCCCGTCACCGTTGGCTGTTACCTTCTGGATCTCATTGAACTTCTTATCAACACCGATGTTAATCATCTCACCTTGTTGGTGCTCACGATTGAACCCAGTACTAATTGTTACACCATCAACCTCGATGTAGTTGATAGTTACGTTACGTCCAGCTTTGCTGGTCTTGTCCTTCGTGAAGGAACGATCTACTACGCCTTTAACTTGATACGCCATTATATTATTTCCATGTTGGGCCACGTTCCTCGGACATACCGAGGGGTACGGGCAGATTATATTTACTTTCTACTCTGGTACAGGCTTGATTAAGTAGGGTCTTAATCGACCAGCCTTTCTGTACTTCTAGCAGGATGCTATCGTGTACAGTCAATACGAATTTGATAGGGTCACCTTGTTGCTGTACTCTACACCACATCTCGTATAGAGTACTCATCACTATGTCACCACCGCAGAACCCTTGGATAGGGTAGTTAGCTGCTTGCTGTGGGCTGAAGCTATAGCCTCGTCCTGTTCGGCTACTCATCCACTGAGGTGACTTACCCTCTTGGAACAAGTACCGCCTGCCACTGAAGGGGCACTCATACAGTGAGGCATACACTTGCTCACCTCCCTTGATGCCGAATGGTTCCATGTTGATATGGATCTCATTTAGTACTTCATCTTGCCACTTCTTAACTACTGGGTAGTTAGTATAGAAGGATGAGATGAGCTTCTTAACTATCGCTATGTCTACCCCAGTCTGATGTGATAAGCCGTTAGCTTTACCACCATACAGTATACCGAAGTTGACATTCTTTACCTTAGTCCTGTCCTCCTTAGTCATATCACTTGGGGACTTCCATCCCATTACTGACTTGCCAGTCTCATAGTGTGTGTCTGCTCCTGTCTTCAAGTGATCCTGTAGTACTTGATCACCACTGACACAGGCAGCACCCACTATCTCTAGCTGGTCGAAGTCAACCTCTGCCATCTCATCATCAGTCATATCATGTGGTATGATGAGCTCCCTCACTATGGTAGGCATGTTCTGTCCATTAGGATTAGAACTTGACAACCTACCAGTGTTAGTCACTGTCGTGTTAAGCTTAGGATAGATGCACCCTTGCAATGCTGCTTGCTCTAGCATCGGTGATACATAGGTACTCAGTACCTTCTGTGCTTTACGGTGCTCAAGCACTGACTCACATAGTGGGATGTTGATCTTACTTAGTACATCCTCTGCCATTGGGTATCCCAGGTTAGTGATCTTAGCCTTAGCGAAGTACTGCTGCACCTCAAGGGACGAAAGTGCTGGTGCTTTACCAACCTTGAACCCAAGCTCCCACTTACCTGTCACCTTAACTTTGTTAGGTACACCAGTGAGCAGGAAGCTAGTCATGCGAGCTCCCATTGCCTTGATGTACTTACCCTTAGGGGTTACGTTAGGGTCGAAGTCGTCATCAGATATTGCACTACCATCTTGCCAACAACAGTTGTACCTAATATAATTTTCCATACTTAACAGCCTAGCATCACACGTAGTTTGTAGTGTGCTGCATAGTTGTTGTGCCTTGGGTACATCTACCCTGAGTCCATTCAACTCCATCTCTGCTAGTGGCAGTATGTAGTTCATATCAGCATAGTACGCCGAAGTAAGCTGTGCCAAGTGCAACTCACGCAGCATAACAACGTCATTCACTAGGTAATCCTTTAGTGTATCCTCATCTATGTCCTCCATCTTAACACCTGTCTTGAGGATAGCACCTAGGTCTAGCGTCTTTCGTCGTTTAACATTACGTAGGGCACAAGCATCACCAATAGAGGTGAACTTCTGCCAGTGCCCAGACACCCTGTACTCATAGGTCATGGTGTCCCATACGTGCAGATTATGCCACGGTATGCTACGTCGATGATACCTGAGCAGGTACTTAAGATCGAACTTAGCATTGTGTGCCACCAGTGTAACTGGGTGGTTCATTGCCACTGCCTTGATGCCCAAGGCTAGATCATTCAAACTACCAGTAACAATAGGCCCATTGTTTACTGCCCACCCTGCTACTAGGCATCTGTTGTTGTCCCAGTGTGCCTCTGGGCTGTCCTTATTGACACCTCCATTAACGGTGCACTCTAGGTCAAAGTATATATACTTCACGGTGCACTCCTTGAGTTAGTAGTATGGTTCACTGATGTAAACCTGCCTGTATCTATGTTGAACTTGACTTCGCACTTGATGTGCTTCTCCTTCGACACTGTACATGGTGCAGGTGGTAGCTTGTTCTTAGCCACATGTAGATAGCGTCTGTGATCCACGATAGGATCATCAGTGCCAATCATAATGAGTGCGTCAGCCTCACCTTGCAGTGCTGTCTTAGATTTATAGATCCTGTCCTGTGGTATGAACTGCATCCCTTCAGCTGAAGGGTCAGCCTGTACTATAGCAATGACAGGGCCATACTGCTGTGCTATACGTCTGCACTCCTCACCTAGTTCTTGGAACTTGTCGTGATCCTCTGACTTACCAGTACCACCCACCTTGAGCAGTACGTTGATAGCAATGAGGTCGTACTTCTTATTCTCTAGTTCCTTATGGATACTAGCTATCGTCATGTTGGTGTCATGGCATAAGTCCCAAGATGATGTGCCCAACCAAGCTTCGTAGTCAGCTTGATGCTTGACGGGATCAGTAAGTAGCTGTCTGTAATCCATGTCCAAAGCGCTGGATACCATGCGACTATAAACTTTACTTGGTTCTTCCTCGTTGTTAAAGATAATCGCATTGCCATCTGTTTGCTCCAACATGTGTGACATCTCAGATACTAGGAAGCTAGTGCCTCCTACCTCTGGTCGTTTAGCTACGATGCAGAAGTCACCAGCACGTAGTGGTCCCACTGATCTATTGAGATCTTCGATACGCCAATAGTATCCACCAGTTCTTGCTTGCTGTGCAAGCTCATCCAATGTGAGAACGATCTGCGTACTTCCACTGCCGGTAGTTGTCGCTTTGCTAAAGTTGCGCACCTCCACCTCTGCTTGCTCAACGGTGATTGAGCCAGCGTCCATTTTTTCTGAGAGATTTTGGTATAGATTCTTACCCTTGAGATAGGTGAGAGACTCCATGAATCCACTCCTATCTGGTGAGGTTCGGTTAACAATGCGGTCAACCATCTTTCCGTACAGCCCTGCTTCTTCGGGCTTCCACTGGGGATGCTCCTGCACTCTTTGCCACATCTTAAAATCATCACCAATCTCCTGCACTGTAGGGTGTGTCTTAAAGTACTTGCCGAAGTCATTCAACATCATCCAACTTTCCTTAACACATAGTGTCTTATCAACTACCCCTTGTAGTTCAAAGTATCTGTCCCTCTTAGACATCCACTTAAGGATGTCAAGGTCTATACTATCCATTACATGTCTCCTCTAATATGTCAAGGATCTTTCTAGGTTGGTAGTGTTTAGGATCTGAGTATTGTTTATCTACTACATCAACAGCACCATCACTCATTAGTTGTAGTGTCCTTGCCATTACATCTGCTGCATTGATAACACTAGGGCTATCATTATCTAACCATACAACAGTACTGTATCCAATGCACAGCTCTAGTAGCTGGATATTAGTACGTACTCCGTGGTTAGCTAAGGCTGCCACGTTAGTTCTTCCCTGCTTCTTGAAGGCTTCCACTACATGGATAGCTGACAGTGTGTCCTCGGTTATGACGAAGTTACTAGCAGGATGATTAACATCACCACAGACGAAGCTGTATCCCCTGTCCCTATCAGATAGGATCGTAGTATACTTAGGTTCCCTAGTATTAGGAGTTACGTTACGTAACTGGTAGCCAGTGAAGAATCCCTGCTCATCATACCTAGGTATGTATACCTTACCCTCACCAGTCATGGCTATACGGTAATCATCTAGCATAGCTTGGGTCACCTTGTTAGTGATAGCCCATGATCTACCATGAATAGTGAAGTCACTAAGCTTGGTGATCAGATATGACGGCGGCACTACCTTGCTGCTAACCTGTGTTGAAGCAGACTTCTTAGTGTGCAGTTGATCACGGAACGCTTCGTATCCCTTGCTCATTACACCACTGTTACTACAGTTGTGACAGTACCCTAGTACCTTGCTTGCCTCACCATGCTGGCGAGTCAGGTACAGCCTACGTCTAGTGTCCTCACCTGAAGGACAGTCAGTGTGATTGACACGTACGGTTTCACCCGGACACAGGTCATCAATCACTTGTTGATGCAGTTTCATGTTGATCTGCAGCATTGTCGTCCTCCTCATACTCTGGGTATAACATTTCCATATCGTCAGGGTGACGATAGATGCTGTTAAAGTAGCGTCTTACTTCTTCTTCAGTCGGCATCTTTTTCATTATCATCCCCTAGGTCTGTGGTAGTTAGACCATCTAACTCCGGTAAAGTTCCATTGGATGCCTTGTACAACAAGGTCATGATCTGTAACTCATTGAACGTACTACATAAAGCGTTGTATGCCTTGAGGCTGAAGAACACCAGCCCTCCTACTAATGTGAACGCACATGCTGCAAGCACGTTCTCTGTCTGTACTGAGAATATCGTAGCTGCTGTTGGTAAGGCCAACAGTGCAGCGAACCAAGTATTACTCAATGACCTTGCATACTTCATCTCTACCATCTTAACCGTGTCGTCTGTACTCATTGTATCCATCCTTTATAATTGTAAACAATTCTTGGTTGATTTGTGTCGGGTCATCTATCACTACGCAGTTATCATAGTACGCCTTCACTGCTTCACTACGTATACCTACGCCCCACATCTCTATCTTGTGATCCTTCTGGATCTTATCAGTGACGAAGCGGAGTGCATTACCGGGGTTACCCTTATAGCTACCCGTTGGTGACCCATCACTGAGTACCATCAGGATCTTACGTGACTCCTTACGTTTAAGGAGTTCATTGTATGCCCAGTTAACAGCATCGGCATCGTTGTTGCCTGAGCTGTAGCTACAGAACTTAGAGAACCTATCAGCAATGGCTTTCTGTGTAATGCCTCTGGTATTGAAGCGCTTCACATACCCTATGTCACACTGTGACCTGCGATTAGAGAACAAAGCCAGTGCAACTGGCACCCTAAGCTGACGTTCAAACGTATGCACTAGACGCTGACTTGCATCAGCAGCATAGTTCATCTTGTTGCCACACATAGAGCCACTCCAATCAGTTAGCACAAAGATAGCAGTGTCCTTCATCTGCTGCTTAATCTGATTGTAGAACAGCCGCTTGTTGTACTCACCACCATCCACTGGTGGCATAGCTAACCTAACTATAGCGCTGCGGTTAAGCCGACCACTGTACTGCTCGGTGTTAGTCTTAGTCCTTGCACTAGCTTGGATGTATCTACGTATCTGATTAGAGAATACCCGTGACTCACTGTGATCACCCATAAAATTATCAGGTGATTCACGCCACGTACCAAGACTACCACCCTTAAACTCTAGGTCAATCACGTTGATAGTAGAGGTAGGCATTAAAGCCACCTTACCTTTATCATGGTATCCATCCCAATCAATACCGAATCCACCATTAGATTTCTCACCTGATGATGACCACTCATCATGCTCGGACAGTACTACGTCCTTCCAACTAATGACTCGACCTTCGGTACGTTGGGCTTCACCCTCATTGTCACCGTCAGCTGGCTTATCCCCATCACTATTGGATTCTTGCTTACCATAAGCATCATCAAAAGTATCACCATCTGTCGCTCGAGGGGGTTGCTTTGGCTCGGCCTCAGCCTCAGGGTCAGGCTTGTCTCCTGCTGCTTCTCGTAGTTTCTCATACTCCTCATCCTTACCGGGGTACAGTCTCTTAGCTAAGTCAATAGCTAGGTTCCATGTATCCCACTCATCTACAGTGGCACGGAACTTATCAACATAACCCTCATCTCTAAGCTCCATGTACAATCGCTTAGCTTCCTCAGGTAGGACGTCTATATAGGCAGCCACGTTATCTAGTGACTCCTTATCCCACTCTAGCCGGGACTCCTGATAGACAGCGAGACAGGCAATAGGTGCCATGTCCATGTTATTATTAACTCCGTGTTCCTTAGCTGCCTCTGTTATCCTACCTATTACGATGTTGTTCATCGTAGCTAGTGCCTTGCGATCACCTAACCAAGCGTTAGCTCGGTCTCTTTCCATCCCATCATCTTCCACTATATTGTACAGACCACAAAGGTGCTCGGGTGGACGCACCTGATTCAGTATCTTCAAAGCTCCCGGTCTTAAGTGGTGCCCACATTCATGTATCACTAGACCATACAGTCTATCAATAGCCTCTTGTGTCACTGGGTGAGTGACTGGCGGCAAGGTAATCGTTGTCTCAGTAGTGTAAGCTGTATCAGCATACGGATCGAACTCTACCCTAACGCCCATGTCATCACACCTACGCTTGCATACATTAAGGACGTTGTTAACATCCAGTACACTCATAGGTTTACTCATAGCCTACTCCTAGTCGGTTATCTTACGGGCAAATACTTGGTGGAATATATCCTCCAGTATCTTCTTATCCTCAGTGCCCAGCTTATTGTAGAAGGACAGCTGGAGCCCTTGTCCGATGTTACCCATCAGCTCTGTCTTATTAGCCCATGATAACAGCCCTCGTACTGACATGGTTGACATCATGTTCTGTTTCCTGAAGGCAATACGTACTAGCTTAGCTACGTCTAACATACCGTTGATGATGTCAGCATTAAGGTCGCTAGAATTCTGCAGTATCTTGCGCTCATCTGCCTTGCCTAAGTAGGGCACCTCAATGGTGCTATCAATACGATCAAGGGTACTAGCATCCTGTACTTCAGCATCAAAGATGCCAGTCTCATCACCACTACCAGTGGTGTTGTCAGTTAACACGTACCACCACTTGTCAGTCGGTGCCCTAAGCTTACGCTCATCAGCTGTACGTCCCGGTGCATCAGGCAATAGGACAGTACGGTTAGACTTCTCACGCAGTGACTGCAGTACCAATGCACTGTTATGTCTGAAGCTCTCATCCTCACAGAAGATGCCACCATAACGCAGACTATCAGTTAGGATAGTGGGTTCCTGCTTAATGTACATCTGCCCTTCCTCGTTGTAGTCCACACTAGGTGAACCAAGGAAGTGTGCCTCTCTAGTCTCTCGGTTACAAGACATACGCCAGAAGGGTATGTTTAAGGTAGCACACCAGTTCATTGGCAAGCATGTCTTACCTGTGCCTTGCAGCCCATGTAACAGGGTAGTGTCACCCTCATGCATAGCTAAGGCGAATGCCTCAGTTACCTTGCGGTTCCATACCCAGTTAGGATCAAGGTCAGGGATATGTAACTGTGCCTCTACGTCCCAGTCTGTCTTACTAAACACAGTGATAGGGATGTCAGGTATAGTGGCAGGTTTCCAGAACAGCTCACTGAACAGCTTCTGTCCAGCATCTGGCTCAAAGGTA